AGTAGATTAGTTGGTGCTTTAGAATCAATGAGAAACAATAGACCACAACCGTATTTAGGTGCTGGTTTTGCTAACGGTGGTTTTTCTAGTGGTGGTGGTAACTTAGATTTAACAGATATGGAAAATAGAATTACAAAAGCTGTAGTAGGTAGTATAGGATCTATTCCAGTTGTTAATGTAGCGACTGAAACAACTACACAAGCTAATAGAGTTAACAATATTCAAAGTGAGGCTACATTCGGATAAATAAAAAAAGGGATAGCTTTTTAAACCACCCCTTTATTGTATTACTAAAAATAACTACTCGCAAAAGTTATGCTAATATAATATTTTTTATTTAATAAATAAGTATATTTGTTTTATGCTATTGACTAAGTTATTCGGTAAAGCTAAAAACTATTCTAGTGATATACTAGATAGCAAATTAAAACAACAAAGATTAGAGATATGTCAGTCATGTCCTAAATACAGAAAAGACTTTACATTATTACTAATATTTAAAAAAAAGAATATACCTCAATGTGGTATCTGTAAATGTGCTATTAATGATAAAATAATATGGGCAGACGAAAAATGTCCTAAAAACTTATGGAAAACTTTGACGTAAACGAAAATTTAAAAAACATAACCCAGGAGGAAAGAGATAATATAAAAGATGCTATTAATAAGGTGCTAGGAAAAATGCGACCTGATTCAATAAGCTTAGATTATTTGTTTCAAATGTTTCAAGATAATATAGATCCAAAATTTGATGGTAGATGTGGAAAATGCAAGAAAAGAATAATAGGTTATTGGAATCAGAGGTTAAAGAGTTGGGCGATGTCTTAACGCATACCTTATACTCAATAATTGATAACGCTTTAGATAATAGACACGCAATAACAATACTATTAGACAAAGGTTTAATTAATGAAACTGCTATTAGAGATATAGCGGTAATTAATGACTTTGATACTATGTACAAAAACCCATTAGCTAAGAATATGGATATATATTATAACCTATCTGTAAAGTATGATTTATCAGTAAACCACATCAGGAGAATAATAAGAGATAGATAACTATTTTAAGGAGGTAGTTTAATTGGGGTGGCTTAACGGTTGCCCCTTTTTTTGTTCATAATATAAACATTATGTTAAATAGATTTTTGTAATGTTTGCAAAGATGAAATGGTATAACGTAAAAAACTCTATTAATAATTTATCAATCTCAATTGATGGCGAGATAGGTTCTAATGGCATCAACTCTAAAGACTTTATAGAAGAGATTCAAAGTAACGGTTCTAAAAACATAGAGCTTACTGTTAATAGCGGTGGTGGTTCTGTATTTGAGGCTTTTGCTATTTATGACTATCTAAAAACATCTAACCTTAACGTAAATGTTAAGATAGTAGGTGTTGCTGCATCTGCTGCATCTGTTTTAGCTCTTGCTGGTGATTCTTTACCAACAATGACCGAGAACTCTGTAATAATGATTCATAACGCTTGGATGCCTGTAATAAGTATGCAAGGTATGAATAGCGATGAAATTAGAGATTATCAAAAAGAACTTGAGAAAGATGCTAAGTTAATGGACTCTTTAAATTTAAAGATTGCTAAGATTTATTCTAACGCTACTGGTTTAGATTTAGAAAGAGTTCAAAAGATGATGAGCGATGAAACTTGGATATTTTCAGAGGAGGCTTTAGAATTAGGTTTTGTTAGTGAGGTTAAAGAGGGTAAGAAAATAGCAGCTTTTGCAAGTGCTAAAGACTTCTCTAAAATGGGGTATAAGAATACACCATCTAATTATGTAAATCAATTAAATAACGTGAATATGTCAGAGAAAAATGAGTCTATTTTAGACAAGTTAAAAGCTCTAATCTCAAACGAAGGTACTAAAGAAGTATCTAAAGAGGTTGCAGAGCCAAAAGAAACTCTTGATATTGACGCTTTAAAAGCTGAATTATCGGCTAGTATTAAAGCTGAATTATCAGAGGAGTTAGAATTAGTTAAAGCTGAAAAGTTAGAACTAGAGTCAAAGTTAGAGGCTGAGAAAGCTGAGGTTTTAGCTAAAGCCGATGAGGTAGAATTAGCTAAAAAAGAAGTAGAGAAAGTTAAAGCTAGTAGAGAAGTACCTGAGGCTAAGGCTGATGTTACTGATGAAATTAAGAAAGAAGTTATCGTAGATGAGTTAGGTAGTGCTATCATCAACGTTTTAAAATCAATGCACTAGAAACCTAATTATTTAAAAAAGAATGGCAAATTTTATTACACAATCTATTTCTAGTACGTATAGCGGAAAGGAATTTACAGAAATCTTATTCGCTCCACAAGAGGGATCAGATGACTTACAAGGAATTAGAGTAATTCCAAACATTAAAGTTAAGGCTAACATGTACCTTAACTCAACTTTAACTAAGATTGTACGATCTTATTCTACTTGTGGTTTTTCTTCTACTGGTGGTGTTACTGATGTTTCTGATAGAACTTTAGAAGTATCTAAATTAAAAGTTAACCTACAGGAATGTGGAGATGCTTTTTATGGTACTATCTTTGAAGAGTTTTACGGTGCTGGTACTGCAATTGATGATTTAGAGCCTACTGTAGTTGGTGAAATCGCTAGAAAGAGAGTTGCAGAGGGTATTGCTGATGATAACGGGCGTTTAGCTTGGTTCGCTGCATCTACTGCTGCATCTGTAGACTATAACCAATTTGATGGACTTATCCAGCATTTTGTAACAGATTCAGCTCAGTTAGGTAAATATGTTGAAATGACTACTATAGCTAACGTAGAAGATACTAACGGTGTTTTAGTTGCTGATGGAGCTTATTCGCTTTTGAAGTCTGCATACGAGAACCAGTCTAAAGTATTAAGACAAATGCCAAATGCATCTAAGTCTTTTAGAGTTACTGCTACAATCGTAGATAACTTAATGACTACTTTCGAGCAATTAGGTACAGGTAATGCACTAGGATTATCAATGTTAAAAGAAGGTCAAGCTTTGACTTTTAGAGGTATTCCAGTTGTAGAAATTACAGGATGGGACACTACTTTAGCTGATGCTGGTAACCCTAACTCAGGTGTTTTAGGTGCTGCTATTGGTGCTAACATGATGGTTTATACTGTTAACGATAACCTAGTATTAGGTACGGATGTTAACGATCCATCTGCTCAATTGAAATTCAGAAGTAATGACGATGATGATGAATTACTAAAAATTATTGCTAAGTACAAATTAGGTACTCAGTTTGTTTTTGGAGAATTAATCTCTTTCTACTTCTAAGAAATAAAAGCCCCTCCTTAGTGGGGGGTATTTTTTAACTTATAATATTAAAATAAAATGGCAGAAATTACAACAGATATTCTATTAGCTTGTGCTGATGAGAATAGAAGAGGTGGTATAAAGTCAGTTTATGTTATTAATAAAGATGACATAACTAGCTTTACAGCATCTACGGTTGCTGGAGAATACGCTTATACAGCGGTTACTTTATCAACTACAGATGATAAATTTTACGAAATTGAAGGAGAATTAGAAGGAAAGTCTTATTCTAGTGAAGGATCAAGAGAAAACGGTTCAATAGCTTATGAAACTACTTTAGAAATCTTTTGCCCTAAAATGGAAAAGACTAAAGCTTTTGGAATTAACGAATATGTTGAGTCTTGTGGTTTAGTAGTAATCTTTGAAACTTACAACAAAGCAACAGCAGATAACAAAGCTTTCGTTTTAGGATTCGACCAGATAATGGGTAAAGATGCATCAGTAGATGCAATCGCTAGTGAAGTATTAGAGGGTGAGTTACAAGGTCAAAACGGTTACACAGTAACTTTTGCTGGAAAACAAGCTCAAATAGTAAGAGAATTTGTTGGAACGATTGTAACTAACAGTAGTGGTACTGTTTCTTTCGGTTCATAAAAACTTTGGCTTATAGTGTGGATAGTTACGAGAGTAACAAGGGGTGTAGCTTAACTGTTACACCCTTTTTTTATTACTATTTAAAATGATTCTAAATAATAACTTATTTTTTATTATATTTATCCTATATGAAAAAATTTACTATAAAAAAAGCATTTTTAGGTAAAAAAATTATGGGCAAAGATATTGGTGTAATTAATTTAACATCTGATACTTCTCAAAAGGACTTAAAAAAGCTTAACAAAAACGGGTTTGATTACATTTTAGACATAGTAATAGATGACACAGAAGAAATTAAATAAGATAAAAGGTTCTACTGTTAAGCCTAAAGCTGATCCAGTTACTACTCCTATTATTGATAAAGAAAAAGCTCCTAACCAGGATATACTACAAAATTGGATTCCATTTTTTCAGGACTCTAATAATATATTTGTAAATGATTTAGCTAAAAGAGCTAGACGTTCAAGTACTCATAGTTCTATTATTAATCAAAAGATAACTTTTGCGGTTGGTAAAGAGTTTTTATTTAAGGTAGATGGTGAGGAAAAATCTTTTGATGAGCTAGATAGTGGATTTCAAGAATGGTTTATGGAAGTAAATCCTGAGGGCGATACGCTTAGAGATGTATTTAAAGACCTTACACAGTCTTTTATCATTACTGGTAACTGTTACCCTCATATTAAAAAAGTAGGTGATTATACAGCTTTATATTGCGAGGACGCTACAAC